GACCTACCCGACGGTCGGCCAGCTTGTCGATTACATCAACACGGTCCCGGGCTTCGACGCGGTCGTGAATGGCGGATCGATCAATGCCCCGTCGCTCAACGGTCTCGATTCAGTTACGGCGCAGAGCGTGCTGATCACGGACCCGAATCCGGATGGCTTCGAAGTTACGGCGACCCTCAACCAGCTTATGAACTGGATGAATTCGCTGAATGGATTCTCGCAGCCGCTTATCACGGCCTCGTATGCCCCGGGTTACTCCGGCCTGCTTCCGACTACCGTCCCCTTCACGTACCTGACGGGGGGCTCGAACGGAATCACCACGGCTGAGAATTACGACACGGCTTTGAACGTTCTGCAAGGCAGCGACGTGCAGTGGATCACGCCGATTACGTCGGACCCGGACGTGTGGGCGATGGTGGATGCGCACGCGCAGTACATGAGCACGGTAGGCGGCATGGAGCGGCGCGCAATCGTCGGCGCTGCCCTGAACACGACGGATGCAGAGGCGATCGCGTTCGCGTTCAACCTGAATTCGAACCGCACTTCGCTGGTCCATTTGGGCTACTACGACTACGACCTGACTGGCACGCTGACTGGCCTTCAGTTGTACTCGCCGTACCTGACGGCCGCTGCGATCGCGGGCGCGTTCTCTGGTGTCTCGCCAGGCACCGCAATGACGAACAAGGCCATGTCTTTTTCGGGCCTCGAACGTTACCTGAACGTCCCGACGGATACCGACCCGCTGCTGCAGGCTGGCGTGATTCCGCTGGTGAAGGCGAAGACCGGCTACATGGTTGTGCAGTCCATCTCGACGTGGCTTGTCAATGACAACTACGACAAGGTCGAACAGTCGGTGGGCTGGGCGCTGGACTACACCTGCCGTACGTCGCGCGAAGTTCTGGACCCTCTCCGCGGCGCGAAGATCACGCCGATTGCGCTGGGCCGCGCTGCGACGCTGGTTGAAACGAACCTCAAGGCGCTCGCCGTTCCCGATCCGCAAGGCCCGGGCGTGCTGGCTGGTGACGCCGACAACCCTCCGTACAAAAACATCGTCGCGTCTGCTGCTGGGACCGCGATCGCTGTGTCTTTCCAGTGCTCGCCTGTTCTGCCGGCGAACTACATTTCTGTCACCGTCTACGCCGTGCCGTTCACTGGCACTGCGTCGGCATAAGGGAGTAGCCGAACATGGCTGACAACACCGTTGTAAACGGCCAGACGAACCTTCAGGTTCGTTCGGGTAACCGGATCATCATCACCTTCGGCGGCGTCCAAATCGGGATGCTGCAGTCGGTGAGCGCGAACGATGACTATGCGCCGGAACCGGCGAGCGGCATCGGCGACATCCACGTGCAGGAGAACGTGCCGACCATCGCACGTCACTCGCTGAGCGTGTCCGCGATGGTCATGAACAAGGGCGCGATGGTGAAGGCTGGCCTCGCCCCGGCGAACGGCGATGCTGTGCTGCTCGGCATTGTGTACAACGTCGAAATTTACTCGAAGGACGACGGCACTTTGCTCGCCAACTACATCGGGTGTTCGTACGCTTCCGGCTCGCTGGAAGTAACGAAGCACGCGATCGTTATGCAGCACGGTCAACTGCTCGCGCTCGACCGTACCGGCACCGCAGCCTAATTGAAGTCCCCGGCCCCTTCAGGGGTCGGTTTTTATTTGAGGCTTGAAAATGCGCACCGCAAAAACAACTGATTTTAATGTCGAAGTCGAAGGCTTCGGGGTCTTCGTCTTTGGCCGCCGCACGAAGGAAGACGTGTACAAAATCCGCTCGCGTTACAACGCGCTGACGGAAGGCAACTACGAGCCGGACGGCTCCGTTTCGGACCTCGGCGCGCTTGGGTTCGTTACGCTCCAGACGCTGACGGTGAGCGAGCCGGAAACGTTCAATCTCGCCGAGATGGACCCGCTGATGGACGATGACTTCGATAAGAAGATCATGAAGGTTTTCGGCGCGCTCCGCGAAAAGGAGCAGTCTTTTCGTCCCAAACCAGCGGCGGCAAGCGAAGGCGCGGGGGAGGCTGTTAGCCAATAGTTACGAACTCTGGTTTCGGGACAAGTATTGCCTTGCCCCGACCGACCCGCGCTTCCTCGCCATGACTGACGAGGATATCGAATCCGAGTATTGGGCATACCACTACCAGGAAGGCAAGACGGGCGAAGAGTTCGAGGACGAAGACGAAGGCGCAGCAGACGACTACATGGCGCAAATCATCCGCGAAGCTGAAGCCGAAGAGGCGGCAGCCGCAGCAGCAGCCGCAGCAGGCGGTTCGCAGCCAACAGATGACCCCGGAGACTGGGGGCCTGAAGAGTGAAGAAGCCCCGGTATCCCCGGGGCTTTTTGCTTTTCGTGACGCGACCATAAGGCATCAAAGGAGCGAGCATGCCTGAAGTAAAAATTGGTGTAGGAGCAAACGCGGGCGGCGCTGACGCGGCTATTCAAAAGATCACCACGTCGATGAACAAGCTCGGCGCTTCCGTGGCCGCGAACCAGAAGCTCAAATTTGAGCCGACGGGCGTGAAGGACATGGCGCGCGATCTTGACCTCATCAACAAGCAGTTCAAGCAGACGCTGGCGCTCTCCGCGCAGATCCGCAACGCGCTGAAGGCGAGCGGGCAGAGCGGCCTGCATATCTCTCAAGTCGATTGGTCGAAGACCTCTACCGATCCCCGCGCGGCGCAGCGCATGCGCGATCGCGCCTTCACGCACTCCGTCCGTGGCACCTCGCTCGACCCGACCCTCTCGAACGAGGTAGACGGCGAAGGCAATGCGCTCTCGACGGCGAAGGCAGAAGCCAAGCAAGCAGCGCAAGAGTCTCGCGACCGCGTCCGTGAGAGCGCGGCGGACGCCAAGGCGAAGGCCCGCGACGATGCAGCAGCAGCGAAGGATTCGTCGCGCTCGGGCGGATTTGGCCGCGGCGTGCGTCGGTATGGGCGTGGGATGGCCGGGCGCACGGCCGGCGCATTCGGCGGTGGCGTCGGCGGTCCGGTTGGTGGCGTGCTCCAGGAGGGTGTCCAGGGTGCGGGCTCTGGCGCAGAGGCTGGCGGCCTCCTCGGCGGCCTCGGCGGCCTCGGCGCTGGCCTACTTGGTGGCGGCGCAATCGCGCTCGCCGGGATGGCTGGGAAGGCCATCTCTGAGGGCATTAGCCAGGCACAGGACCGCAACCTCGATCTGGACACGCTGAAGCGCTCGCTGGGCGACCTCGGCGTCTCGTTCAAGGGCCTGAGCGACGCGTCATGGAAGGCGGCGTCCGGCCTCGGCATGGCGAATGGCGAGTTCGTCAAAATGGAAAGCCTCGCCAACTCGGCGAGCGGCGGCGCATACCGCACGCCCGACGAACTGGCTGGTGCAACGCGGTCCGGCGTCGATATTTCTCGCGCCTACGGCCTGCAGCCATCGCAGGGTGTTCAATTCACCGCAGGCATGCAGCGGATGAACTCGCACCAGGACAACAAGGAACTGGCGGCCAGCCTCGCCGAAGCGATCGTCAACACCCAGGGAAAGGCGACCCCTTCGGAAGTCATGCAGGCGATGCAGTCGTTCGCTGCGCAGCAGAACCGGTTCAACTCCGGAACGGTTGACCTCAACCGCTTCGGGAATGCCTATTCTGACCTGCTTAGTGGCGATGGCATGACGGCGGACCACGCTTCGTCAATCCTTGGTCAAGCGAACTCAGCCATGCAGCAAATGGGCGGCTCAGAGGCTGGGCGCAACTTCACGATGCAGGCTTTCGGCGATCTCGATCCGATTCGCGCCGCGATGCGCGCAGAGGGCGGCCTCTTCGGCAACGGCCTCGATAACCGCGATATTGCCGGGTATATGTCGCAGCACGGCGCAAAGGGCTGGGATGGTCAAGGAAGGGGCCCGGAAGGGACAAACTTCTCTGTCATCCGCAACTCGTTCGACAAAGCCTACGCCGGGCGCGGCCAGTACGGCTCTGAAATGGAGCTTGACGCCGAGAAGAACTATTTCGGCCTGAAGTCGTACGGCGATACGGCCTC